GCCCCTGCTTGCCGCGCAAGTCCCATTCCAATCCACGCTAACGTATCAACAAAGTCGTCGTGCCTAGCGTTTGGAAACTTCAATAACTCATCGATTGCGTTCATTGCCCAGGGCGCGCCTTTGGGAAACTTAACTTTCTTCATAGCCATTCGGCCCTGGATCGATTGAGCCCTTTGAACCTTATTGTTAATTGGGGTTACTTCTTCAATGGCGCAATACACGCCCTCTTCTGACATTCGCTTACGCAAGAACGGCCCTATAGCTTTCGAGATATGCCCCTTTTCTGCCCACCATAAAAGCGGCTTATGCTTTCGCATGAGATTAAGCATCGCGTCTACTACTCGATCCGACGATTCTTTTTCCCACCAGCAATCTAATAAGTAAATATCTCCAAAGCTATCAACGCCAACAACCAACAAAACCGTACTATCTGAGCGTCTTTTGTCCTGACCTACAGCGTGATCGCTTGCTGCGTATATACGCAAATCTTTTGGTAAATCTTTTTTGTCGTAATCGACAATGTATTCTCGCTGGAAGAAATCACCATCTTCCGGCGTTGGGCGCTGCTGATATAAAGCGGAAAAGCCACGTCCATCTAATCGACGTTGTGCTTCCATAAACTGCATATCAAAACGTTCAGGCCAAAGCAGCTCGCCCTTCTTTCTACCCAGGGCATCATCATCTTCCGCTATTGCCGGTAGATTTATGATTTTCCATTTAGCTGCTTCTTCAGTATTGAAGTTTGGATTTGTAGGATCAGTTAATCGACCAATCAAATCATCTTCGTGCCAGCGCGTATGAACAATAATTACGCTTGCAGCGCTGTTCATAAGACGGGTCATAGCTACTTGCGTGAACCATTCCCATAATTTCTGTCTTACCGCAGGACTGTTTGCTTCCTCTGCGTCTTTAATCGGGTCGTCAATAATTAGAAAATCAGCTCCTCGACCTGTAATTGACCCGCCTCTACCAACAAAAGCCGCCATCCCACCAGCTTGAACCTGGATACGCTCTTTACTTGCCCCACCAAATCTGAAAGAAAAGTTAGGGAATATTTGCTTGTAAACAGGGTGCTGCATGATTGAGCGAACATCAGCTCCAAAGTCGTGAGCAAAATCTTCGTTATAAGTTGCAAAAATAACGTTTCGATATCCGTCTTTGCCTAATAGCCATGGAATAAATCTCCTGGAGATTAATTCTGATTTTCCGTGTCTTGGCGGCAACGTCACAATCAATCTAGGCAAGTGACCCTTCTCTACTTCTTCGAGCACTTTTGCAATAGCCCTGTGATGCTTCGCATCCTTGAACATAGACATTTCGAGATTGCTTGGATCGTCTGGATCAGGCATAGTCATCTTAACGAAAGACAAGAAATCCTCTCTGCTTTCGATGGCCTTCTTTTGCCTTTTTGCGGCAGCAATCTTCTTCTCAAGTGCTTCAAGCTGCTCGAGTTTCGATGCTTCTTGTTTGTTCTCTAAAACTTCATCCATTGAGGTATAAGGAAGCTTCCGCTTTTCGTCTATTAACTAAACCGCGAACGACCCTGCCACCAGCTCTAACCCATTTTCTGAACTCATTTGAAGCACCTTCATAATCTCCTCGATTATGTTTGGAACGTAACGTAGAACGTTGTAACGCTCCAAGTCCGAGGTTGAAAGAGAAGCTGACCAACGCGTCCATTTGTCCCTGACTAACCAGGAAAGGGCAAAGACGTAAAACCCCACGTTCAAAACGTAATAAGTCGTTTTTGAGAATTTGATTAACTTCATCCATTGACCAAACACGATCGTCCTCTGGTTGCAGCGGAAAAAGCTTGCGGTGGGCTTGCTTCAATTGGAACTGGTCTGGATACATAAGATGCCCAACCCCTACAGTCCACAACGCAGCAACGTCACGATATGGAGACTGACGCACCCCTTCGTGACGTTTTATTTCATCGAGCCCTCGAGCTGATAATCCGCTTATTTTCTGTTCCATGCTCTGCTGCCGAACCAAAACCCAATAATTCCGCCAAGCATTGCCATTTCTTCTTGCGAGAAAATGATGTCTGACATTTTTATGAGCTCATCGGTTGAATGGATAACTGTTCCGTTCGTAAACATCCAGTAAACCATTGCAACGTTAATTGCCACTAACTCGAGCACAAGAATGTACGTTACCGTTGGGCGAACAGTACCGACGTAAGACGCAACCCAACGACTAGCTCTACCAAGCACTTTCTTGTCGTGATCGAGCGCTGAAGATGTCATTTGTGCCTCTGTTTGCATTTCTGCAACACGTTCATCAGAAGCGCTTTGCTTTTCGATTTGATCTGTTCTGATCTCTTCGACGCGTTGTTGCGCTATGAATCCTCTTTCAGCCATAGCGAGCTCGCGCTCGTTTTGCAATCTAGCAAGCTCGAGCTCGTGCTTTTTATCGCCTTTGTCCTGGAAAAAGCCCAGGAGTGATGGAAGCCCTGATGTAAGTATTCCGCCTAGAGTAGAGAGAATTGATAGCACAAAACCTCCTTATTAATAACTATTGACGATTACAACAAGAACGACAATTGCCAAAACAATCATTACAAGATGCTTCCTACTTGGCACGAAATCTTCAATGTTGTAGATAAAGTTTGTAACTTTTTCATACATATTTTTAAGCATGGATAACATATAAACTCCTTTTACTTGATGACTGCAAAAACGCTCAAAGCAAGACTCACAATAATTATTGTTGAGCCCATGATTAGAGCCTCTAAACGCCATAATCTTTTTTCAACACCTGTGAGCTTTTCCTGAACAGCCGCATAGCGAACGGCACACTCACGCTCGTGCGCATCTAATTGAGCTTGTGTGTCGTGTGTTGCCATCCCTACTTCCTTTCTAACTGTCATCTAAACAACGGATTCTTAGCCCGTTCCTTGCGTGCAATGTTCGCCTTCTTCTTGCGCTTGCTTAACTTCTTGCGCTTTGGGATTGGCTTACTGTGCTCGGTGGATTTGGCTTTAGCCATTGCTATAACAATTGAGCATCAATTGATGCGTATATAGCGTCACGCACTTGTTCGGTAATTACGCCATTATCGAAAAGACAATTCGTGAAAACCTTGTAGTCAGCTTCTAATTCACCTTTTTTGGCATCGTGATATTCCTGCAGCAAACGATGCACTTCTTCAATCACCTGCGCTTGTTCTGTATTCCATTCCATATTACGTTCCCCACTCGATAACTACTCGACCTTGTTGTTGATTACCACCATAAGAACTAGACCAATAAGGATCACCCGTACCAACGGCTGATCCATTACCGCCAGTTGCATACGAATTTAATGTCCACCCCGTGTTGATATATCCAGAGCCACCAGCCCCACCGTTGTTCAAACCACCGTTGTTACATCCACCACCGCCGGGGTAGTAACCACCACCACCAGCTCCTGTTCCCGAAGAACCAGAGCGACGTATTCCAGCTAACAGTCCACCGTTATCTATATAGGAACCGTTACCCACAGATGTCCCGACACCACTTTGCGTACCACCGGTATTTCCACCGCCACCGTTTGCACCGTTCGGATATCCACCACCACCCGGAGTTTGTCCGTAGCGAGAGCCACCACCGCCAACCACTAATAGCATCTGTGATGAGTTGATAATCGTTTCGTTACTGCCACCTCTTGGGTTTGAGGTAAACACACCAGACAATCCACCACCGGTGTCAGTCCAACCTTGTTGACATTTACCTTTACCGTCGGGGTCTCGTGAACCTGCGGTTTGACCACCTGCTCGATACCCAGAACCAGCGCAGATAATGTAAAGCGTTGAACCACCACCAAACCCGGAAGGCCAGAAACCTTCACCATTCATGTAACCGCCAGCACCACCATTACCATTGTCGTTACGTCCGCCACCGCCCCACATATGGATTCTTGCTCCACGAGCATTTGATGGGACGGTCACGCTCTGCACTGCGTTACCACTCGTAAAGTAACTTACACTCCCACCAAACTGTAATGAGTTAGCTTTGCCATAAGCATTGGACATAGAAATCTGTCCGCTTCCGATTTGCAGGAGACCTCTGACACCACTATCGTTTAGCGATATTTGCGCCGTACCAGAGTTACCTAACTCGACATTGACGTCGTTAAGCGAAATTGCCCCTGAAGATTGCAGAGCCATTTATTCGCCCTTTAGCTTTTTAACTTCTGCGCTGAGTTCCTTGATTGATTCAATCAGTAACGGAACTAAACGCTCGTAACGGACTGTTAAATATTGCTCGTCGATTGGTGCAGGGGCTACGACTTCCGGCATGATCTTCTCAACAGATTGAGCGGATACACCGACTTCTTTAGTAGCCTTGTAGCCAAGAGCTTGTGCTGTCTCATTTGCTTCGTAGTAGAAGCCTTCGAGCGACTCGACTTTTTCTAGTGCGTTCTCGATCTTGCCAAGATTAGTCTTGAGGCGATCATCTGAGTAGTACGCTGTGACGTTTCCGGTTGCTCTTAACTCACCTGTGACATGAACGCCAGTTGACAATGTTTCAAGTTTAGATGAGCCAGCATGATAAAGCTCTGTTTTCCCCGCCATCGTAGCGTTTAAAGCCCATTGGCTATTTACATCATCGTATAAACCGTATGAAGAAGCATTGTCGTGCATAAAATTAGCTCGACCACCAATCGAATAACCTTCCCAACCACCTTTACCATTACCATCAATCTCAATCGAGCCTAAATCTCCAGTAGGTGCTCGCAAAGTTCCCGCACCCGTAACAGTTATATCTCCAGTAGTTATGGCGTTGGTTGTGCTTGCACCTCGACCGGTAACGCTATCGAGCGTATCGGCTTCGGTGAATGACGTTAAGTAACCAGCAGAAGCATGGTTGCCCCACCCGTATGCAGTATCCCAATTTGATGAGTTCGCAGTAGCAGTAGTTAATGCTGTGGTCGTTGCGTAACTCGCATCATTCGTCCATTGCGAATTGTTACCAGACTTATTGGTAAACGTATCGGTGGAATCCGCAGTTACATAACCTTGCGGAAATTCGTAGTTACCCGAAATGGTATCGGCTAGGTTTCTCGATCTACTCATTGGTCATTCCTCGGCCAGTTTTGTGCGTTGACTACGCTGATGAAATCGTCGATGTTGGCGGCTGCTGATATTGCACCCTCAAGTCGTGTGCATTCGTCTACCACCTCTTGTCGATACGTTGCGACATCCGCTGGGATATCCACGCTACGCTCAAACTTTCTCACCACATACCAATCGGTTTGAGCGAGAAGCGAGTTAGCGGTTTGTTTTACTTGCTGCGTCCATGTGTGCTTGAGTCCGCGTGTAACCACTTGTACATCGGTATCGACCATTACTGGGTTAGCCGGATCGGAGTTATCAAGAACTTGAACCCACAATGGGGTGCCATCCTCTTTCACTTCGAGTCGATCCTCGAGCATCTTAGGGTTATTAACATCACCGTCCCAATAGAACCGATCATCTGCTCGAACTGGATCAGGAACTTCTGTAACGCCTAGCTCTGCACGAATCGTTGCATCACGAAGGTGTGGATACGTTACACCTTCTGCTGTTGTGTATGGTGTGTATATGTTTATTGGATTACCGTTTAATAAAAACATTGTTACCTCGCCAAAGCGTATTTAAATGGGTTTTCAGCAAATGCTGCGTAGACGTAAACATTCCCGTTGTTGTTTATGGAAGTTCCGGGTTGAGTCATTTTCCAACCGTTAGAAAATATATCTATACCTGACGCAGCTGCATCCTCTGCATAATTTAAATTTGCAAGTAACGCTTTAAATGTCCCCAAAGTTCCATAGTTGTAATCATTTCTAGCATCATCGTTTATGATCCAATGTGAGCCACCCGCTGATTCATTTTTTAACAAAATGTATGCTGGTCTAAAACCTGTGTAGATAAATGGGCCATTACCAGTGGAACCGTTACCCGTATATTCGCCAAATGCCGAGAAACCTTCTATTGGGGCAAATGCGTAGGCAACGTAAGTTTGACCAGATCCATTTACTTGGTTGTTCGTCCCTAAACTAAAAACGCTTGATGTTGGATCGGTTGAATTAAAAACATTTGCCTGCGTAATCAAAGCATCAGTTCCGTTTAATTTCATCCATTGCCCATTTGACCCAGCTTTGTTATGCCAAACTGCCCACGCATCAGCAACACTTCTGCCTTTTACAATCAACATCCCCAAATTAGCACCTAATCCATGACCAACCGTTGCGTTAGCGCCTGTTCCCGTATAGGTAACAATAGAGAATCCACTGCTAGTATTAGCAGACACAGTAGAAGTAATTGAACCGTCTGTGTTGCTTACACCTGAACCGTTAGCTTTCCAGTTCCATGCTGCGTAGGTATACCCAGAAGCATTTGTTCTTGTACCATTATTTACGATGGAAAATCCGTCAGAATCAAAACTAGATACTCCCCATGAACCAGTATCATTAGTTTCAGCTTGAGTTAAATTTGAAGCTAACCACTTACCCGCACCTCTTACAGCATCGTCTACATTGTGATTTTCTGCATTGCTTCTCGACTTAATCCAAACTAAATCAGGTTGGAATCCTACACCTGTAACAGAACGACTAGAGCCTGTACCTGTATACAACACCGTATTAAAATAATCCGAACCATCCTTAATAGTTGGATCAGGCAAGTTGTAAGTGTTTAGTGCTTTGTAGCCCGTTGGTGGAGTGTAAGCAAATGGGCGTTGACCGAAGTTAAGCGAAACAGAACGGTTATACAAATCTATACCAATCATTGCAAGACTTGCATTTGTAAGGCTTGATGGAAAAGAAATACTACCTTGACTGCTATTGTTTTTGTAAAAAGTTACTGTGCTTGAATTTGTATCTACGGCAATGCCAATTACATCTCCGTTTGTATAAGTTGCCCCATAAGCAGAAAAACTACCATCAACCCATTTTTCTCCATTTGAGCTATACCAAACACCACAAGTTGAAATACTATGTTGCGTATTTCCACCAAGCGAGCTTGTAACATCAGCAGTTACACCTAAATTAATGCCATTAGCCTGAGTGCCAGAATTAACGGTCATTTCTGCATAATATTTTTGACCCGTAAGCGGAAATGACATCGTTGAAACCGAAGATGCCCATACGGTACTGGCACTTGCGTCTAAGTTTCCATTTGTAAATGTTAATGTAGTAATGCGAGGTGGAAACACCGAATTTAACGTAGCGTAATTCCCAGCACTAGCACTAGTCAGCGTAGGAACGTCTTGCATCGAGTCATAGGTTGACCCAGCAGTTAGCGAGATGTTGTTAGTAGTCCAGTTGTTGCTATTGCTTGACTGGTCATAACCAAGCGTAGTTGTGCTGGTGTTGTCTGAGAAGTTTAAGTAGAAACCGTTAGTGCCATAAGAACCTGTGTATTCTTTTGCGATCCACGCACCTGTGTCTGTATCAGTTTCACCAAAGTAAGATGGATCGAGTGCTTGACCGTCTATGAAGTTTATTTCTGTAAGGTATCCATCAAGGTAAGCGGAATCTCCCGGCGGGAATCTACCAAAGTAATGACCAAGGTTTTGGTTTATGTATCCATCGGTATTTTGCCCACTGTAACTTGCTGTATCAAAAACGGTTATTTGAGAGCCATTTACATATAGTTTTGCTCTGTTTGAAGCAGTTGCTTGTGTCGTATCAAAAACTACAACAACGTGATACCAAGCAGACGGATCACGATATTGAGCGGTTGAAATTAGTGTTGTGCTTGTTGCGTTTGGATAAAAAACATAATTTAATTTATCGTTACCATCAAAATGTATTGATGAATAATTGTATGATCCACCAATACTTCCGGCACTAAAAATACCTTGACGATCTCCAAGTCTTGATCGTTTAACCCAACCACTCCAAGTCCATGTTTTTCTGTTAGTGGTAGTTGATGGAGTTCTATTTAAATAAGCACTCGCAGACTTACGAAAGCGTAAGCTACGCTCGATGGTGTAGCCGCCTTCTTCTGCACTGATACCGTTAGGAATTAAACTCATTAAGCTAGTGCTCCTGA